TTTGGTTGGTTTGGTTGGTTGGTTATTGGTTTCCGTGAATCAATTCGTCAGGCTCAATCAGGATTCCGTAAATCTTGTGCCAACTTCGGAACTCTTTATTCTTTTTTAAGTCTGGAGGAACTGATGCAAGCCAATAATTTTGCCCCTCCAGATTGGTTGCAAGGCGTAAAATTGACCCTTTAGGGATAACAAAACGCTTGTTTTGCCAACCCCAACAGCGATAAATGTCAATTTCAGTTTTGATTCGTTTTTTCATTTGGTTTATTGGTTGATGATAAAGTTGTAAATGTCATGACCCTTTGCAAGTACCAAGTAGAGGTAAATTGCAATAAAGGTTAATGGTATTAGTATATATTTCATGATTGAGAAAAGGGGATGACTCAGGAATCGAACCTGACACCTTGGGATTTCACCCGACAACCCTTGCGGGATGCCATGGTCTTTAAACCATTTGCCAGCAGGACACCAGCCCGTCATCAAAAATTAATCTACTTTCCAACCACCAAACAAGGGGAATTGCTTCCCCTTTCCTGCTTAAGATAACGATAGTTTAACCTTCGATAAGATTTCTGGTAATGAGTTTTTGACCTCATCTTTAATCTTATCTGAGATTTCACCTGCAATTTCATCCATGATTTCTGATTTGATTTCGCTGTTATCAAGTCCCTGAAGTTCTTCAGAAACATGTTCACGAACGAAATCTTGGGATGCAATGTCATTGGAATAAACACAGTCATCAAAGTGACCTTCAAAGTCATCTTCATTTACCTTGTTTTCCAATTCGCTTTCTAAACTGTCTTTTAGTTCTTCTAGTTTAGATTCTAACTGTTTAATTTCCTCCCTTAGTTCGCCAAGTTTTACCTTGGTCGAAAGTAGAGATTCTAGTTCGGAAACTAGTTCAGTTAGTCCTAGCAGTTTTAATAATAACTTCTTCATTTGGTTTGGTTTGGTTTGTTTGGTTGGTTGGTTATCCCACCCTAGGCATTGGTTGCCTTGGTTGGAAAGTAGATTTCAAAGAGCGTGTTAGGTGGTTGCCTAACATCAACAAAGGTACTCATGGCTGGTTCGGTTGCAAGAGTATTTATATCCTATTAGGAAATCTAATAATGTATCCAAGATTTACTTATCATGGTTTAGATTTCGTAGTTAGGATTAAAATGCTGGTTAGAACAAATGAAATAAGAAAGTAAAGCAAATATAATCAATAAATAAATCAGTAGATGACCTAATAATGCTGATTAGATTTATTAATCATGACAAAACTACTCAAGATTAGCACTCTAATCATGACTGATTTACTAATCATTACCTAGTCAAGCATGATTAAAGTACCTAAGATTAAACTAATCATGTAATCATGAGTAAACTAGTCATATTTCACCGCTAAGGGGTCTAGATTGCCTTTTAAGCCATCTTTATAAAAGTCCTTACCATATCATGGACCTTTAGGGGTTTTTCAGGAAAATCATAAAACTTATTCACATGCGTCTGACTTGGCATGGTTACTGCTTACAATGCCATTTACAGGTAATCATGATAACATTAGTAAACTACTCATGATTAGTTTTTGAAACTGAGACTCAATCTCAATTCAATTTAGAATCATTCTAGGAAATCGTCAAAAAACTGTAAAATCGCATTAGAACCATCTGGAAGGCGATTCTAGAGGGGGTTTGTAAAAGTCCTTACCATATCATGGACTAGGCATGAAAAGGGTCTTTACAGGCAAATGTGAGGGACAGCGATTTCGACCAATGTTTATAGGGGTTTTATGACTTTTCCTGACATGTAAAGCAAATTGTTGTTTTTAGGTAAAAAAACCACCTGACTGAAAAATAATTACCTAAATAGGAAAAAATGTGTTGAACTTGTATAATTCCTAGTCATATTCGATGTTGTCAGCGGTTCACCTGCTGACTGTTCTTTCAGATAGGTTTCCCTCGATTTCCTGCCGCCCCCTATGGGGTTTCACGCTGCGGTCAAAGTCTGGTTCATCCGCTCCCACGGATTTTTAAAAACCTTTCCTGTTCCTTCTCAGTCCAAAAAAACCACCTGATGAGTCCTAGACGGACGAAACAGAGGTAAACTTCGCTATATGCGAATCAGACTCTGTAGTGGCTATATTGCCCAAAAAACCAAACAAACAAAACCAATGCGTAACAACCAAAACCCTAACTTCTCTACTGAACTAGTAGATACAAACATCCGCCAATCCTGCGAAGCGGATTTCCAAGTTGAAATCGTTCCGCTCTTTCAAGCGGACGGATTGCCAACAGGACTGAAAGCAACCCGCCGAACTGATTTAGGCAAAGTTTTTGCCTCAGTAGGCAATCAATATGCTGTGGTGCAAAACAGCGAATTGATGAACAAAGCGGAACCTCAGTTTATCCAAAAACTAGGTGATTTTAATAAGAAAGTTTACCTAGTCGATGAAGGTCAGCGGACTTACATTCGCTACGACTTCAAAAACTATGGTTTCACGAATAAGAAAGTTGGAGACCATCAAATCCGCTTTGAACTTCGCAATTCGTTCGATGGCTCTACCAAGGTTTCCCTTGCGTTAAGCCTACTGCGAGTGGTTTGCAGTAATGGAATGACCATTACAGAGGATGGATTCAATCTTCAGCAAAAACACAACCAATTAGTCTCGATTGATAAAATCGGCGACTCAATTGACTTAGCAATCGAACTGTTCGCTAAGAAGCATGAGCAGATTATCCAAGCAGGCGAAACTGCGATTAGCCAATTGGAAGGTCATAAAATCCTGAACGGACTTGTTACCCGCAAATTAGTGGCAGAGCGGGTTGCTAATGAGATTCGAGAGTTGTGGGACAAGCCAACCTACGCTGAAGATGCTGACCGTAATTTGTACAACCTGCAAAACGCCATTACTCAGCATTTAACTCATGGCATGGAATTAGGTCGAAACAAGTTTGAGTTAGCAAATCGCTTGTCCGCTCGACTCAACGCAACCATCTTCGCCGAGATGACCAGAGGCAATTTAGACTCCCTCATGGTAGAATCGCTTAACTAAGAACCAGAAAACTAATTCGACAAAGGGGATAGCAGGAGAAACCTGCTTCCCTAATGTCATTAAAAACTAACTACAAACTAATCACATGAGAAAAACATATCTAATCGTAACTCAGTTTTATGAGGACTATGAAGTTCGCTTCACGCCGAAAGGTGGTTCATGGTTTCTTGTTGAAGCAGTAGATTTCGGAACTGCGATTTCGCTGGTTCAGAAATACCTAGTCAGGAAAGAAGTTGAGTGGTTAAAGAAAGGTGAGAACCATGCAATCTCGATTGAGTTTCCTATTATTCCAGATGACCAAAACACCAACATCTTTAATGGGTTCTCGCAAGCGTTGGAGGCGATTCCTGCGTGGGAAAGAGATTCGTACAAGCATCTTGTACAACTTCATAAGAAATTGGACTACCAAGAGGTTTACCAATCCTGTAAAGACTAAACTAATTACAAACATGACCACTAACGAACAAATCGAAAAACTGAAACAGGAGTCTAACAAACTCCTGCGTACAGCATTAAACTGCCAAGCAGTAGACAAAGGCGGTTTTAGTTTTGCGCAAACGGAGGCATGGATTGCCTATGACAATTCCCTTGCGGAACTAAGCAAACTGATGTTATCCAAAAACTAACTACAAACTAATATGCTAATCAATAACTGCGAAGATTTCCAAACAGCATTAGACCACGGTGAGTACACGGAACTAGGCTGCTATCCGTGTTATTTCACGACTAGTGACGGTGACTGCCTGTGTTTTGAAACTGCTGTGAAGGAAAAGGAAAGAATCATGGAGGCGATTAAAGAGAAATCTAAATGTGGCTGGAGAGTAGTAGCGTTTGATGTGAATTGGGAGCATTGGTTGCGTTGCTGTCATTCCAACAAACTAATTCCCTCAGCATATCCTCCGCTAGATGAATCGTTCTGAGTAATTAAATAATCAATACAACCCTAGACTAACCCTCTAGGGTTTTTTTGTGCCTGTTTGGTTTTCTGGTTGGTTGGTTTGTTTGGTTCGTTTTATTAAATCGTGTATATAAATAGTCCTTACAAATCGCGGGACGCTAAATCAAAAACGAATGGTTTGTAATGATTTTCTAATTACAATTTGGTTTGGTTGAAATGTAAATGGGATTGAATGGGATGGGAACCTGTAAGAACTTTGCACCTACAAAAACCTGATTGGTTTGATTGGTTCTGTTTGTATCCATATTTCAATTACAGACTTTGTAATGGCTTTGTCATTACAGTCGCGTAGTTAGTTTTCAATTACATTTTCTATATCAGGCCTGACCTGCCCCCCGAGGGGGGGGGATGCCTTGGTTGGCATACGGCGGTCAAACCCACCAATCCAATCGCATAACTTTTTTTTGCCAAAAAGCGTTATACCAGTAATTTTGTGCTTGACAGAATGGGGGATTCTCCCCCCTAATAACCCCCCTATCTTAACCCCCTCACTCCCCCTAAGTATTAGGGGGACGAGAATTAACTACTTACTTGACAATTAAATAATATCAATGAAGATAAGGTAGTTCTTTGATTTCTGGTCTGGTAGTTCAATGGCAGAACACTTGTTTTGTAAACAAGGGGTTGTCGGTTCAATTCCGACTCGGACCTTACTTTTGCAGGGTACAGTTCTGGGAACTGGTGTGTCTCATAAGCACTTATAGGTGGGTTCGATTCCCACTCCTGCGACTTGACAGTACCCCTAACGACGCTAACGCTCGCACCATAGGGGGCAAACTTTAGTTGGACCTGTAAGATATAATTAATTTTAGAGGGGTATAAAGGTTTTACTATCCAAACATAGATAAATATAGTTTACAAACCATACTTGGTCTAAAAAACCATCCAACTTCCACTTTACGACCATTAACTCAACGGATAGAGTAACCGCCTTCTAAGCGGTCTATCTAGGTTCAATTCCTAGATGGTCGAATCTACTTGACAAATGTAAATTAATTTATTATTCGTCAATAAATGAGCGAAAAAGAACTTTGCATTGCATTAGGCATAACACGTGAGTTAATGAAGAAGTTAAGAAGTTCTTTTGAAGAATTTAAGCATTGGCAAAGAATCCCATCAAGAAAACCTGAAAGGTTATGGGAAATTGAATGGACGCTAGAAGGCATTTCATTACTTAAAAACCAACTTGGATTAAAGAAAGAAGAACAGATTGAACCTCCAAAGATTATTACAGGCAAAGTTTACGCTAAGTTTAACAACAAACACGTTATTCAAGTAATGGTAGATGGAAAGAAAGAAAACGTTATTTGTAAAGATAACAGCAAGTTTATTCCTAATATGGAAGTTAAAATTCGCTGGGACGGAACTAGATGGTGCGTAATTCGTCATCCTAAATATCAAGGTAAATACTAATTTTTTTATGAAACAAAAAACCCCTAAAAATCTTCTCGGTAAGTATAATAGTCTTATGCGTGAAGAACGAGCAGAAAGCAAGGCTAACCCAGAAGCAGAAGGTTTTTATCACGACAATAAGAAAATCCGTGGTGGAAGAGATTATGCTGATGGTCATGGCATGGCTGATGGTCATCAAAAGAAAGATGCCAATATGCCAATTTCTAATCAAGCATTATTCGGTGTAAGTAATATTCCTACTAAAAAGAATAAGCAATCCGAAAACACTTATCATCATCCCATGAAAAGCAAGCCTAGTAAAATCAGCGGTAGTCACGAATTCAAAGGCGTGACTTCTAAGAAAACCCCTACCACTAAAGGCGAAGGTCCTTCGTATAATCCTCGTAGCCATATTGGTAAGCCACGCACTAACTATAAGGGTAAATCTTTCGGTTGCTAATGGCTTTCCCCAAACGCAAGATGCCAGCCCCATCTAGCATGCCACAACCTAATGGTATGTCTATGATGGGTGGTATCCCAAGTCAAAACGCTCAAGACCAAAGTATGGGTGGTGACGCTCAGGCTATGCAAGGCGAAGTAGGTAGCGATATGTCCTCGGCAGCAGAAGGCGGTATGCCTCCTATGTCTATGCCAGCACCTAAACTTCCTTCTCGCCCAGCAGGTCGTAGATTGCCGCACGAAAACAAGGCAATCAATCATAGAGCGTACAAGTCTCCTAAAGGTCAAAATTATAAAGGTAATAAATTTTAATGCCTTTAAAGAAATCCGCATCTAAGGAAGCCTTCACCAAGAACCTTAAAACGGAACTTGGTGTTGGTAAGCCTAAAAAGCAAGCACTTGCTATTGCTTATTCTGTTCAGCGTAAAGCGGAGCATAAGCGTCCAGAAACCGCTAGGTATAAAACCCTAGGTAGGGGTAGAGCGGAATAATGCCTAACTGCTTCATCATTCCAACGGAAGAAGGGGATGAAGTAGATTATGATGATTTAGAATTTCACGAACAGATATGGCTTTTTTGCCCACACCACATCCAGTCTTAATCACTCCTACTAAAGAGGATATTAAAAGACTTGTTGAAACGTTTGGTGATGAAAAGACAATCGAAATTTTAAATCTAAGAGAAGATAAAATTAAGGCTGAAAAAACAGACCCATATCGCCATGGGTTTGACCTTCCGCATTGGAAGGAAGCAGACGATGTACTTAAAGCCAATAATGAACTATTGGTTCTTGGAGGCAATCGTGCATCAAAAACTGAATGGGCGGCAAAGCGTGTAGTCCAAACGCTTATCAACATGAAAGATGCTAGGGTATGGTGTTTGCATACTACTAACCAATCTTCAATCCAGATGCAACAAAACGTTATATACAAGTATTTGCCATCTGAGTACAAGGAATTAAAGAAGAACAAAATCCAGAACGTTCAATACACTCAAAAGAACGGCTTTAGCGATAATACCTTTATTCTTCCGAATAAGAGTCAATGTTTCTTCATGAATTATGCACAGAAACGAGATGTTATTGAAGGTGGCGAAGTGGACCTTATCTGGTGTGACGAACTTGTACCATTGGATTGGCTTGAAACACTCCGCTATCGTCTTGTTACTAGAGGTGGTAAACTTATTATCACTTTTACACCTATTAGTGGTTATAGTCCTGTCGTTAAAGAATATGTAAGCGGTTGTAGAATTCTTGAAACAAAGCCAGCATCATTATTGCCAGATACTGTAAATGTAGTCGGCGTTAAAAAAGGTGAAATGCCTTACAAGGCTAAATGCTATGGCAGACCAGCGGCTATTATGTGGTTCCATAGCCAGTTAAACCCTTACAGTTCATTTGAGCAGTTAAAAAAGACCATTGCTGGCAAGAAGTCTTACGAAATTAAGATTCGTGCTTATGGATGGGCTGACAACGTAAGCGGAACGCAGTTTCCAAGGTTTGACCCAGAAATTAACCTTATCTCAGAAGATTTTATTCCTAGTTGGGGAACTAACTATATGGCTATTGACCCAGCAGGTTCTCGTAACTGGTTTATGCTTTGGGCTAGATTAGATGAAGATAACAATATTTACGTATATAGAGAATTTCCAGATGAATCAGAAGGCGAATGGGCATTACCATCATCTGACCCAGATGGAAAAGCAGGTTCAGCCCAGCGAACTAATGCTGGTAGAAGTTTAGGTGAATATAAAGAACTTATCCTTAATCTAGAAACCATTGATGAGGATAACAAAGAAGAAATTTTTGAACGTTACATTGACCCTAGGGCTGGTGCTAGCAAAGCGGTAACAGAAGAAGGCGGTGTAACGCTTATTGATATGCTAGATGATGGTGAAAACCCTATGCACTTTATTCCAGCGGCAGGAATTAGGATTGAACAAGGCGTAGCAATGATTAACAACTTATTCGCATATAACACGGAACTTCCGTTATCATATGAAAATAAGCCTAAACTTTACATCAGCGAAAAATGCCAAAATTTAATCTTTGCATTGAAAGAATGGACAGGACAAGATGGGGACAAGGGAGCAACGAAAGACCCAATAGACGCATTGCGTTACCTAATTGTCATGAATCCAACGTACATCAGCCGTTCAAATATGCAAGGCTGGGGTGGAGGAAGTTACTAATGGAAATCTATCTACCAACATTATTGTCCAGAAAACTGGCTATTTATTTATCTGGATTTTCCAGAACAAAACTAAAACAACTCGCAGATAACAAAGTAATTAGAACCACAAAAACAAAAGGTGGTCATTCAAGATATTTCCGAGACGATATTATCAATTATTTAAATGAGCATTGTAAAAAACAACCTATCAACTAAGTACAATCCAAATCAGGATAAGATTGTATACGCAACGCCAGAACCAGATGTACCTTACCTCTGGATGGAATACAATCGTGCTAACCAACATGGTGGCAATACCGCTAACATCATGCAAAATGACGATATTCGTCTTGCTAGATGGAGTGGTCAAACATCTGATGGAAAAAAACATTCAGAAGAACTTAACGAAGGCACAGGTGCTTTTCCATTTGAAGGTGCGTCTGACGTGCGTTGTCGTTTAGTAGATAAAACCATTAATGAAATTTCGGCTATGTTGATGACTACATTCGACAGATGCCAAGTAAAAATTAAAGGCACTAATTTGGGAGATTACGATATTGCCGCTCCAGCAAATACGCTAATGGAGTGGTTTACGCAATCTAAACAAAAGGCTGAGTTAAGAAATGAAGCAGAATTATTGGCTCAATATACGCTTCAATACGGATGGTCTGGTTTGCACATTGGCTGGGAGCGTGAATATGCAACCAGAAATCAATTACTTAGACTTGATGAGTTAAACGGCGTTGTGCAGATGGCTTTACAGCAAAATCCTAATTCTGCCATTAAAGATTTAATTAGTTCTATTCAAGATGAGTCTAAAGAAGATTATGCGGCTAGCCTTTTAGGTATGTATGCTATTTCTGAGGATAAAAAGACCTTAAAGAAGGCAATCCGAGATTTGCGTGAAACAGGTAAGGCTGAAATGCCAGAAACTTATATTTCTAAGAATTGTGCTGTTGTAACTGCTTGCAAGCCTTATGATGAAATTTCTTTCCCACCAGAAACCATTGATGCTCAAAACGCACGTGTAATCTTTAGACGTGTATTTATGACTGAAATGGAGATTCGTTCTCAAGCCGCCGTTGAAGGCTGGGGTGAAGATTTCGTAAATCAAGCCGTAAGCATTGCTGGTTTACGTTCTAATTACAATGACCCTAACATCTTGCCAGCCGCTTCGTTAATCAATTATCAATTGAATAGAAATATGCACCTTATTGAAGTGGTGTACGCATATTCTAGAATGATTGATAGTAATGGCGTTCAAGGCATTTATTGCACAGTATTCTGCCCACGTGCAGGTAGCGACATTTATGGTAGTCATAAATTGTTAGGTTACGCTCAAAACAAATATCCGTTTGTTATTTATCGCAAAGAACGACTTCGCAGACCTATTCAGGAATCTCGTGGCGTTCCTGAGATTGCAATGACTGACCAGCAAGAAATCAAGGCACAGCACGACTCTATCCGTGACCGAACAGCATTTACTACGTTGCCTCCTTTAATGGTTAAGAAACGTTACGGCATGGTAAACAAAATTGCTCCAGCAATGAACTTACCAGTCACATCTCCAGATGACTATAAGTTCCTTCCTCCACCTCAAAGCGAAACTCAAACAGCATTTGCTCTTATTGAACGTGTGACTCAAAACAATGCTGAGTACTTTGGCTTATATCATCCAGCCGTTCCACCACAAAAAACCCAGATGATGCAACAAGCAACAGTTAATGTATGGCTTGATGTATGGAGCGAAACATTCCAGCACGTATTTGCTATGATGCTTCAGTTTATGGACCCTGAAGAAATTAAGAGCATTACTAATTACGACCTTCCTCAAAACATATCCAGTATTTCCAATATGTATGATTTCTCGCTGCGTTTTGATGTAAGAGAACTTGATACGGATTTTGTGATGGAAAAACTTAAAGCAGTTATGCAGTTTGTATTGCCAATGGATACTGGTGGCGTAATTGATAAAAATAAATTAGTAAAAGCGGCTGTTGAAGCAATTGACCCAGATAAGGCTAAAGAATTGCTAGTTGAAACTGGAAGTGAATCTCAATTGCTTTATCGTAACGTTCAAAGTGATATTGGTCTTATGATGCTTGGCAATGAAGCCAACTATGTTGAAAATGACCCTACTGCTCAATCTAAGTTGCAATTCATGCAAGATATTATCAGCAAGAATCCTAAAGCACAGCAACAAATGCAACAAGACCAGCACTTTAGAGCATTGCTAGATAATTATGTTAAGAATCTTCAAATGTCTGTAATGCAACAGCAGAACAAACAGATTGGTAGAACTGGGGTTACGCCTATTGGTCAGCAAATCGCACAGAACGTAAGGGGTGCTATTCAACAGGCTGATAAGACGCAACAATCTCAGCAACAATAACTTATGGAACAATTAGACCAAACAGTAGTTCACGGATTGGGGTTTCACGCTCCTAATGAATTATGGCAAGCCGTTCATATTTTATTGGACGCTTCTATTGAAATTGAGGTTTCTTATGCGTTAAGCAAGGAAAGCCGTGGCGAAGATAGAGCCTATCACGCTGGTAGGGCTGAAGCATTAAGGTCTTTTAAAATGGTGCTATTACAAACCAGAGATATCGTGCTAATGGACATTGGCAGACCCCCAGAAAGCAGTAAATCGTGAAGAAATGGTAATTTTAAGCACTAGGTATTGCTAATTGTAATAAAGTAGTATCTAAGTGCTAATAGTTCTGGGACTATCAAAAACCCTGTTAAAAGGACTTTAGACCTAATCTAATGAATACAAATGAATCAGCCGACCTTGGAACGGCACAAAACAACCCCACGCAAACACAGAAGGATACTGTACCTTTTGAAGCAAAAAACTTTGTTGATTTAGTCAGCAAGGTTCTCACAGACAGTAGTGAGAGAAGTGAGTCCCCCGACTCAGAAGAAAAAGATGGGGATGCTGTTCAAGCGACAGCAGAAAAAGAAAGTCCAGTTGATGAAACTGAACCAGAAACAGAAATCGGTAAGGAAGAAGAATCAGACTCCGAGGAAACCGAAGAAACCAAGTCTGATGACGAAGAAACCGACCGAGGACTACCAAAGGGTGTAAAGAAACGCATTGACAAACTCTCTGCAAAACGGAGAGAAGCGGAGGCAGAAGTTGAACGGCTTAAAGGTGAAATGGAGCGACTTACGCAAGAGGCTAACAAGCCAGCGAGGACTCCTATTGCTAATAATCCTTACAGCAATCTGAATAGTGCTGACGAAGTTAATCGTGAGATTGAACAAGCCAAGCAAATCCGCAGATGGTGTGAATTAAACCCTGATGGTGCGGTAGTTAGAGATAGTAAGGGAAATGAAACAGAATATTCTGCTGAGGATGTACGAAGCATCAAGATTAAAGCACTTGACGCATTAGAGGAACACCTTCCAAAGCGACTTAATTATTTACAAAACTTTAACCAGTTTGAAAATATTGTAGGAAAAGAATATCCTTGGTGGAAAGATAAGACTTCTACTGAAAGAAGAATCGCAGATGCTTTCCTTCAACAGTTCCCAGAAATTACTAAATTTCCTGACTACAAAATGGTATTAGGTGACTACATTCGTGGCGTAAAATCCAGAGAAATGGCAAGCAAGAAACAACCTGCCTCTTCTAAAGAAGTACCACCACAACCTAAAAGAACTACTACGCCAGCCTATGTTCCACCCAAGGAAGCAAAGGCTCAAGCCTCTAGAAACAAGTTCGCCGCAACTGGAGATGTAACTCACTTGTCTGATATTATCGCTAACCGATTCTTGTAATCTCCTACTAACATGGCAAATTTAACAGAACCCTCTTTTACGAGCGGTAAGCGAGAAGAACTCGCTGACCTTATCGCTCTCGTTGATGCTAAGGACACCCCAATTACCTCTATGGCTAAGAAGGGTAGCAAACCCGGCAATACTCTTTTCAGATGGCAAGCCGACTCCCTGCCCGCCGCTCGTACTACTGGTACGATTGATGGTGCTGACGTTACAACGTATGAAAACTACGTTAAGGACGGCTCTAACACCTATCGTGCTGAACTGTCGAACTACATTCAAGTTTTCCGTAGAGCAGTTCGTGTTTCGCCCCTCACTCAAGACATCGCTGTTGTGGCTGGTGTGCGTGATGAGTTGGCTAACAACGTTGCTAAAGGTATCCAAGTCCTAAAGCGTGACATGGAAGCCACAGTATCGTCTTACAATGGTGCTGTGCTTGATAATGGCTCGGTAGCATACCAGACACGTGGCTTGTTCAAGTGGACGCTCGCCTCTGGTGACTCCAACCAAGACGCAGTTCTTCCTATCAATGCCAAGTTCCAAACTCCTGCATCGAATCGTTCGACTGTTGGTACGGCTAACTTGACTGAAACGGAAGTTCAGAATGTCCTTACTGGTATTTATACCCAAACTGGTCAATTCCGTGATTTCGACCTCGTTTGCGGTTCTGCCTTAAAGAGAGCGTTTACGAACCTCGTGTTCACTACGCCTTCGTCTGGTAGCACAAATACCCAAACTGCTATTCGTACGCTAAATCGTGAATCTGACCTTAGCCAATACATCTCGTCCGTGGACGTGTTTGAAGGCGATTTCGGTAAGATTCGCTTGCACCCCTCGCACTTCCTTAACGTTGATAGCAATGGCGTTGGCGATACCCATAAGGGTCTTGTCATTCCCTTTGACCTTCTCGAAATCCGTTATGGTGGTGACGTTGCTGGCGTAACTGCTCTGCCTAACTATGGCGGTGGTGAAGCAAGAATGATTCAGGCTGTGGCTGGGTTGTGCGTTTACAATCCTCTCGCTTACGGCGTGTTCGATTACGCTTCGTAATTCATAGTGTCAGACCTATTTCAAAGTCTGGCTGATGCAATCCCCTCCGACATTCGCAAGAGTGTCGAGAGGGAACTCATCAATGGTTTTAATAAAGAGCGTATTGCCGCCACTATTAAGGCAAAGCAGAACGCTATTTTTGAAAAAAATAATCCGCACACGTCATCCAAATTTGGGAGAAAGATTGCGTCAATTCCTCCTGAAGCGTATTATTACTGGAGTACTAGATTAGGTCCAGATTGTTGGAAAGATGACCAGTTCCTTAAAGAGTTCATGCGTGACAACCCAGAAGTGGTTGCAAACAACTACCAAAAACGGACTCGTATTAATGGTTCTGTATTTGATGCTAATGGTAGAATCGTACAATGAGAACACAAGATTTCAGTCAAATCATCCTAGATGCCATTCAATATTCTGGCAACGATAGGAACAATATTACGCCTGAAACCTTTGCTCAATTCAGAGATTTTGCTCATGCACGTCTGCGTGAAGCATGGGAAACTGTGCTGTGGACTGACATTTGCAGAATCGCCCCCTTTACTGCTACTTTAGATTCTAATTCGGTTAATACGTTTACTCCAGACCCTAATGCGGCTGAGATTGTTGGCGTATGGAATAATAACCCACAGAATACTACAAGAGCCAAAAACCTAGATTACCAGTTATACGACAATGGTACTGGTATTGGAGTTATTCTTTCTAACATTGTTACAACAGGGTACTATATGTATCGCCTTAAATGTCCAAACTTGGTAGGTGATGCTTATGACCCAACGCTAGTATATTTTCAGGACGCTCAATGCTATTTTGATAGCGGTTCTGGTACTGGTGCTTTAATGCCTGTGGCTGGTAAGCCATATAAGGCTAACTTATACAACTGCGTGGTAAATAGCACCACAGTAGGTCAAAATCCTAACAATAGCCCATCTAATTGGCAGATTGTTCAGATTCCCTACGTATTCGCACCTTTCATGTCTTGGGGTGCGGCAGCGGCTTGGTGTGCGTCAGAAGGTTTACTAGAAAACGCACAACTGTTTGAAGCCAAAGCAAAAGAACTGCTTGAGCAAGAGTACGACAAGTTACTCCGTCAGCAAGGTCAGTTCGGCAAGATTTTCATGGATTTTACATACTAAAATGTCTAGAGTACACATCTCATCTCCGTTTATTCGCTCGTTTTCGCAGAGCGATACCACAGTTGGCACGTCTTTTGTTGAGGTGCTTACTGCTATGCCTCCAGAGGGTAAGTGCATTACCACTATCATCCAAAACAAATCTTCGACTGCTACGATTGAAGTTATCTTTGGTGACACAGGTACTGTAAATAACCCTACCAATGGTGTTATTCTTCAACCACTTACAATCTTTTCTTTAGATAATTACAATGGTCCTGTTCGTGTTCAAGCATCTGCAACTGGAACTGTTGTCCATGCCGCTAGAGGGACTGTTTAATGAAACACTTTAGAGTATTCCTAAACACCCCTTATAACACATGGCTTTCAAAGTCGGTCCGAATTTACCTTCAACAGTAATCCAAGCAGGAAACCAGATTTCGGTTAATGCTCTTTCTGCATTAGCCGCTGGTGATACTCCTAGTTCTACTAATCCATTTGTAACTGTATCGTACTTCAATTCGCATGGTGGCGGTGGAGGAGGTGGCGGTGCAAGTTGGGGTTCTATTTCTGGTACAATCACAAACCAAACGGATTTAATTAATAAATTCAATACATACCTGCTGTCCAGTACAGCCGCTGGTCTATATTATAGTAAATCAGATTCAGATAATAGATATTTACAACTAACAGGTGGAAGTGTGTATGGTCAAATTGTTGTTAATGACGAAGGTTCTAATTATCTTTATTTACAACCAACTGGAATTCAGTTCCCAGATAGTACAATTCAAACAACAGCCGCTACTGTATTTAATGGAGGTACTATTAACAATACAATTTATGTTACGGATGGAACTAATACTTTTACTATTGGTGCAGGAGGTATTCAGTTTGCTAATGGAACATCTCAAGCAACTGCGGCTTATGTATTGGGTTCTGGTAATTTAGACCTAGATGGTTATTCTATTACTGATGGCAATTTTGATGCACCTGCTGGACAAGTTACGGCTCAAAACGTAAGTATGACAGATGGAGGTGTATTAACGTTTGGAGATGGCTCAGTTCAGACCACGGCGGCTACTGGCGGTTCTTCTGGATTAGATGCTTTTGGTGCATTTTACGCAGGTATTTGTTCCACCCTTTATGGTTTGCTTCAAACTTGGAACTATTATTATAGTCCAATGCAGTTTGTTCTTCAGAGTAGCGGAAGCGGACAACCATTTTCTGGACCAAGTTTTGCTTTAACAAGTGGAAATATTGGAATTACATCTGATGGTGTAAATTTTTATCCTATTGACCAATATCAAAGTTATGGAAGCAACAATTACATTGCTTCTTCTACTTATTCTGGAAGTCCTTATGGAGTTTATCTTGCATTTAAAGATGGCTCTGGAACTTGGCATCAATGTCCAATTAATTTTGCTTAATATAATTTATGGCTGACCCTACACCAAATTCTAATCCTGCACCTGTTAAAGTAATTCCAAAGCCAGTACCCCCTCCTGCACCTACTGGTCCATATTCATATTCTATTGCTGCTGGCAAAACAGTTGTGCTTGTAAACGACAAAAATGTTGTTACTATGGTAAATAGTCCAGTTAAAGATATTCGCATCTTTACCCAATGGAGCGTAAATACGTACGCTGACCAAGCAACTGCTATGGCAGACATTACTGCAAAGGGCTGGACTTATACACCACCTTCTCCCACTAAATAACATGATTATCTCGATTATCGCTTCGTTTGTTCTTGGTTTTATTACTGGTGCATTGATTTTCCGAAACAATGCTACTAAGGTTAATACTGCCATTTCCAACGCAGAAACTAAGGTAGAAAACGTAGTTACTGAAATTAAGAAGTAATGCCTGTCCAATGGCTTAAAGATGGAGATTTGTCGTTCATTGGCTTAAACAGCCGTGACAATCCTGCCGCTTTGCCACAAGGATACGTTAGTCAATCCCAGAACTTTAGATTTGATAGAGGTGTAGCCGCTTCTAGATTAGGACTTAAAAGATGTACTAGTCCTGCTCTTGTAGGGCAGACAGTCTATGGTTCTGGGTTTTTTGTTGATGATGATGGTCAAGAACACATCATTGTAATTGTTACAGATGGTTTATACCATTATAACCCACAAAATCAGGAATTATCTGCTAAGGTTAATTTTCCAACTGGGGAAATTATTACAACTGGTGATGGTTGTGATGTAGTTCAAGCCAGAAATAAAGTGTTTATTACAAGAGGATATACAAAGCGTCCTCTTATGTGGGATTTAAATGTAACGATTGTTGCATTAAGCACATCTCCAAGCGGTTATGCACAGCAATTTCCAAATTGTTCACAATTGATTTATTATTGCAACCGATTGTTTGCCCAAGGTGCTTATTATTCTAGCACAAACCCATTAGATAACAATTATACAGTCTGCGTATCTAATTACCTTGATGAAACGCAATGGGATGTTTTAGACGCATTTACAATCAATAACGGTGGTAATGACCATTGTACAGCAATGGCTACATGGACAACCAACTGGATTACCATCTTTATGCGTAACAGCATCTACCAGTTAGGTGTTGGCTACGGCAGACAGGCAGTTTCAGCCCCTTTGCCAACTGATACATCATTACAGTCACTTGTTACAGATATCGGCTGTATTGCAAAAAGAAGCGTCATTTCTGCTAATGGTGGTATTATTTTCCTATCTGATAATGGTGTTTATGCTTTAAACCCTTTAAGTGGTATTGGCACTAATGATTCGGTAAAGTTGATGAGTACGTCTCAATCTTTATCTGCTCCAATTCATGACGTAATCCTTAGAATCAATAAAACTTATGCTTATCGTGCCGTTGCTACCTATTGGAATCATAGATATTATCTTGCTGTTCCTCTGGACGATAGCACAGTTAATAACGCTATTCTTGTATATAATTTTACAAACCAAGCGTGGGAGTCTGTTGATACTTACCCTGCTGGTTTTGATGCGTTTAATTTTATAATCGCTAAAGTCGATAATAAGCGAGAAATCTTTGCGATTGATACAAATCAAGGGATTTTTATGATGGAACAGAATCCATACGATGAATTTGGTGCTTCTACTGGTATTCCTATTCTTCCATTTTATATTCCTAGCATTTTATCGCCATCTGCGTTCCAAACTAATCAAATCAATTCAGTATTGACAACTAGGAAATATACCCTAGGAAATTACCAAGATAAGCGGTTTTCTAGTTGCGAAATAGATTATCTATTCCAATCAGGTTCTGCGGTTGATGTTTATGCTATTGTGTCAAACCCTGATGCAACAGATAAACTTGAGTCTTATGGAAGTGCGTTAAATAATGATGAAACACGCAGAAATCCAATTAGAAAATTTGGGACTGGAATTCAATTACAATTCGTAACAAAATCTTTAACACCTTACATTAGGGCTATCTTTATTCATGCCTCACAAACTGTAAGAAATATCATTTCAAAGAAATAACATGGCACAAATTAACAAAGGCGATACTTTTGCTGACGGACAACAAGTTACTGGAGCAAGACTTAATCAATTATTAGACTCTGCAACGTTGTTGGCTGGGGCTATTACGTCTCAACCACAAGTTGCTACTAATGCTTTAGCGGCTGGAGATTATGTACTTGTAACGCAAGGCGGTGTACTTTCTAAGGCATTAATTTCCGACTTATTAACATCAACTGGAATTGGTGTTATTAACTTATTCAGTATTAATCAAATTAATGGTCAAGTTGGAAGTTCTGCTAATTTGCAAATTGGTAGTCTTGGTGTTATTTGTAATTTAAGTACTTATGGTAGTTATACCCAATGGTCATCTACTACAAATACTAATCCAATGGTTGGAGACTATCAAGTTTCTTTAAATGAAAATGCTTTAGTTTCTGGTGCTAAATCTAGTTTTTTGTGCAATTACGCTGGTTTATTTAATATTCCTAATGCAGACGCAAGATTTGCAACAAGTCTTACAATTCCAGTTGGCACTACTGGTGCTAGACCTAGTTCTCCATTAACAGGAAACATTAGATACAACACGGATTTGGCAACTGTTGAGTTATATGACGGCTCAACGTGGATTAACTCTATTCCACCAAGAACGTACATTAAACGTGGAATTACAACTGGTGCGACAGGTGCTGGCGTAGAAAATCTTATCTATCAAACTCCTACTATTCCAACGATTCCATCTATGGAAACTTGGACATATAAAGTAGAAGTATTTGTGTCGGCTGGTTATACTACTGGTAGCACACGTCCAGATGGTACTGTTCCATTTTTAAACGTTTATAAAAATTCTTCGTTACAAACTAAGATTCAAGCCACAACTAATGATTACGGCTCGTTTAATACTACCTATATTTATTCTTTTACGGCTTCTTCTGGGGACGTATGGGCATTTAAACACTACGCTGGAAGTA